AAAATAATAATAAATGTTGTATTGAAACAACATAAATTTTATTTTTTGTTTCATTATTTGGCAATATTTTTAATATAGATAAGTCTATAAATGTTGCAGCTAATAATTTATTTTCTGATGATGATATAATAATATTATCAAATTCTAAATATTCAAAATTGATATCTAAATATTGTCGATATCTGGATATGCCATCAATATGTTTTAATTGATTAATGGCATCCATATATTTATATGTAATAAAATTAATTTTATTATTTCCAATATTTGGAGATTCTAAAGTCATATTATTTTCAGAAAATGAAATATCTAATTTTGGAATTGTTGTTTTTAATGTTATATTAATTAATTCTGCAAGCGTATCAAGTGTTTTTCGCATAATTGCATATGCGGCAAATCCAGTAATTGCCATTTTTGATTCTGACCGTTTTTCAACAATAAATGGTGGCAATGGTGTTAAATCTATTTTTATTTTTGTATATGATACTCTTAATATTGGAGCATTTGCTAATTTATTACTTGTCATTTTTTTATTACTTGTCATTTTTTTCTTGCTTGTCATTTTTTTCTTGTTGACTATTTTTATGCTGCCCCCTTTTTTTATACTATATTGTTTTGGTGATGCAAATTTATTAGCTCTATATTGTATTTTTTTTGTAAGATATATAGAGGGCGGATATTGTTCAGTTAATATATTATAGCGATTAATATCTTTTTCCCACCGATGTGTAATATTTTCCATTGGCGCATTACTATATGGCAAACACAAGGAATAATGCATATCCATTATTTGAAAAATTGGGTCCGCAAATGGCATACCATTATATTTTAATATTGGTATTTTTACCAATACAGATTTTGGGATATAGCTAATATCTAATATAAATATATTATTGCATTGTATTCTCATAGTTTGCACATGCATTGCTTTAATTGCAACAATATTTTGATATCCCAATCTGCGCAATTCGTGTATTATTTCTTCCGCATCATTAATATGGTTTGCCGAATATACATCATAATCGCTTGTTTCATAATCATTATATATTTGCTTTCCTTTTAATTTTAAAGCATAATCTATTGCAATACCACCATATAAAATTAATTCTTTGCGTATTATAAATTTTTTTACAATATCTAACAAGTTTGAAATAAAAGAATAATCAATATCTAATTTTTTTCCAATATATTTATACTTATCAATTAATTCAGACCAAGACATATTAATACTTAAATCTCGGTATTTAAAATAGATGTATATTGAAATATCGGTATTTAAAATAGATGTATATTGAAATATCGGTATTTAAAATAGATATATATTGAAATATCGGTATTTAAAATAGATATATATTGAAATATCGGTATTTAAAATAGCGGTATTTAAAAAAAGCAAATTTGAAATAAATTATATTAAATAATATATTCTTTATATATATATATAGTCTTATTTTTTAGGTCCATAAATAAGATATGTCTTTCTCAGAAGATTGGAATTGGGACAATATATATGAAAATAGCAAACAATTGAATAATGATTGCTTTCAAAATATTGAAAGTTCGGATATAGATATGAATTATTGTTCTTGTGGTGCTGAATTTACAAATAATTTTAATATTTTAAAATGTATAAAATGTTGGGCGGTTAGAAATATAGATGGAATCTATAATGATGGTTGTGATACAGAAACGCCATATACTAAAACAATTACATTAAGTGGAAAAGGGTCAGAAATATATAGATCTAATGTATATAAGAGTGGCTATTTTAGTGAAAATGAATTAAAAATAAAAAGTAAATTAATATATGATTATTTGGCAAGTTTGCATGATATGTATAAATCTAATAATAGCAATAAGAGTCAATTGGTTATTACTAAAAACCATTTAAAGACAACAGCAAGATTATACACTTTGATGATTTCTCCATCAAATAATAAAATAATTAATTCTACTGAAACATATGGATTTACAGATGAAGATGATATTATTAGATATAGAGAATATGTTTTACAGATTAAAACAAAAATTTATAAAAATGAAACAGACCGAATTATATTAAGAGGGACAAATAAAAAAGAAGCATTGGCCGCATTATTATCTCATGTATTATTATCGGAAGGAATTACTTGTGCAAAATCGGCAATTCCAACAATGTTACAATTAGATCAAGATGGGTGTGCTGCTGGAGAGGCACAAATTATGAAAAGGGCTCACATACTTAATATGGATATTGATTTAAATATTAATAGAATTGACCCAGAAATAAATACATTATTTAATAAAATTAAAACAAAATATTTTACAATTACAGAGGATTTAGAAGATGAATTTAATAAATTAAAAATGGCTATTCATGAAATTTATTCTATTTTTGAAGAAAAATATATTGCGGAACGGTCTTGTCCAAAAAGTCAAATTATTGGAGCAACTTATGTAATTATTAAAAGATGTAAAAACAAAAAAATTTTGCCAGATACACCAACTATGATTACATATTGCAATGATTTAATCAGAAAGCCAACAGTTGAAAAACTTATTAATGAAATGAATAAACATCATAGCGAATTTGTTCCTATTTATAAAAAATATAATTTAGATGATACAAAATGGATTATTAGTAATGGTAAATCAAAACTTGAATATTAATAATTAAGACCAAAATGATACATGTGCGGCTTCAAGTCGCTTTTGAAAAATTGCATGTTCTTTTCTTTTTTTGAGTTCTTGTTCTTTGCTTAAATAAAAATCTTTTAATATGTTTGTCAATTCCTTTGTTTCTTTTGTTCCCTTTGGAATTGTAAAATAGATTGTTAATCCATCTATATTCCTTGAAATGAGTTTAATCTCTTTAGAAATAACAGTAGGCTTTGATTTGTAATATGTAAATGTCATTTTGTGCCTAGGTTTTTATTATAATTATAATATATTCAAATATGAAATAATTATTTATATAAAATCTGAATTTATATGTAAACAATGTGATGCTAAATGATGAAGTTTTTGACCATCATGAGTATATTTTTCAATATTACCATTTTCAATACATAATGGTGGATATATTAATGCTTTTTTATCTGTTTTTTTTGTAATAATCCAATCTGCCGAAAATGGAGTTAATTCATTTTTTTTTATCATTGATTGTTTACAATATTCTATATTAAAATTGTCTATTATATATTTTGCATATTTTTTTGTAATAAGATACATTTGAGTCCCCCATAAATGATCACTATATGAATATATATTATAATCATTATTTGGTATTTTATATGGCATTAAATATCCAAGTAATAAAATATCTAATTGATTAGCAACTACTATATTAATATTATTTTGCATCATTGCGGGCAATTGTCTATTTATACAGATATCATCCTCGCAAATAATAGCAAATTCTTTTTTTGATTTATTGACAAATGTAGTTAATACATCAATATGACCAAGCATACAATTTACTGATGATATTTTTGGCAAATCATTTGATACTATTCGTAAGTCATCTGAACCAACGCCATCGCATATACAAACATCCCATTTTAATATCTCAAATTTATTTTTCATTGTTTTTAATTGTATTGGATTATTATATGATATGCAATATATATCAATTAATTCCATACTTGCAAATATATATAATTAATACAAAAAAAATATTTAATACAAATAATTACAAAATTGTAATTAATACAAAATAAAATCCACTTACTTTATTTATTGTTATATTATAAAATGCATTATATAAACTAGCAAAATTATAATTAAATGGAACTTTTAAGCATATATATTTTATATTATTTAGTAAATTATTTTTAGTAAAATCAATTATATTAATACGGTCAAGATATAAATCTATACTTGTTTCTGTTTTGTAAAAAACACCTGTCCATGGGGGGTCTAAAAATAAACAATATGTTTCCAAGTTATAATTAGGACAATATTTTTTAATATCTTTCATATATAAAATAATAGATTCATTAAATGCAGTCATATTATTTATTTTATATTCATTAATATTATGAGTTAATAAATCATATGTTTCTTTTATTAATTCTACAGAATAAATATGTTTAAAATATAAAGATAATATAATACCAGTAGAACCTATATTAGCAGTACCATCTATTATATAATTAACGGATGGCATTTCTTTTTTTATTATTTTAGCCATTTTTTCTGCAACGGATGGGAGAGTTATACTATAATTTGAATCTAATGCAATTTTTAATCTATTTAAATCCACTTTATTAAATTTTTTAAAATATTTTTCAATAAATGTTTTATAATTTAATGGTTTAAAATTTAAATAATATGAATTTATTTCTATATTATATTTTTTACAAAAATCAATACCATTTGTTACTAATTTTGTAATATATGGATTTATATCATTTATTATTTTTTTATGATTATTTCTTATAAATAAAATTTCTTTATATTTTTTTTCTAATTTTAATATTTTAGATTCATAAATATTTAAAATAAATTTTTTAAATTCTATATTTGCATTTGGCAAATCTAATTTTGGAAAAATAATTTCTTTTGATTCGCTATTAAGTTCTATATCTTTTATATATAATATTATATCATAGCAACTATTTTCAATATCACTTTCTATTTCATCACCGCCTTCAATTTTATTATTGCCTTCAATTTTATTATCGCCTTCAATTTTATTATCGGCTTCAATATCGGCTTCAATATCGGCTTCAATATCGGCTTCAATATCGGATTCAATATCAGATTCAATATCAGATTCAATATCGGCTTCAATATCGGATTTAATATCGGATTTAATATTGTATTCAATATCAGATTCAATATCAGATTCAATATCAGATTCAATATCGGCTTCAATATCGGATTTGATATCGGATTTAATATCGGCTTCAATTTTGTTTTCTATTTTGGCTTCAATCTTAATATCATTTTCTATTTTAATTTTATTATTTCCCCCATATATAGTATCATCTATTTTTTTATAAAAATTTTTAATTTGCTCATCAAATTTATTTTTATTAAAATTTAAAAAATGTATAAATCCTAATCTATTATATGAAATATTATTATTATAATAAATATTTTTAGAAAATTGATTTGAAATAAAATTTAAAAAATTAAATGTTTCTGAATGTGTAAAATATATTAACTCATAAAAAATATTACTGTTAAATTTTAAACTTATTAAGCAAATGCTAAATATATGTATTAATAATATAAAATTTTCTAATTCTTTATCAAAATTAGTAATATTTGATAGGCTATTAAATATATAAACGCAATCACTATTTTTTA